GTGGAGCCTCTTTCTTTCCTCCACCGATGGTGATCTTAATAGCCATTAGTCAACAAACTCCTTGACAAGTTGCTGAACCTGCATGACCTTGTGGACGAGGGCTTGGTCGATCTTCTTTGTTTGGAACTTGTTTAGAGCCTCGGACACAAGGTTCATCTTTTCAGAGAGTTCCCTGTCGTCTTGGAAGATCTCTTTGTTTCTTGCCTCGGACACCTCTTCTTTGAGGCGGCCGATCTCTTCGTTTAGATAAACACGGAACTCTGTTGCTCTGTCACCCGTGCAAACAATAAACTTGTTTATTAGGCTCTTCTGTTCGGTTAAGAGTTCGCCGTCGTACTTTGTGTTGAAGTTTTCAATTACTTTCTTGTAGACCAACTTGTCCATGTGTGGCATCTCTGTCTTTGTTGCAACAGCCTTCGGCCTGGAAGTTAGTGAGCCGATGACAGTTCTTTCAAGGAGGACGCGGCTTTTGACCGGAACCTTCTCGGAGAAGATCTGGTGGATGGTAGCGAGGTGCTTGTAGTTTGGAACAAAGTTAGAAAAGACATCGGTGCCAATAACCTTGTTAATGCGGCTGATCATAGCAGACTGCTCGTTAAAAATCTGCTTCTTGTTCAATTTTGAATACTCTGCCTTTGTCTCGTTTAAAAGACGCTCGGCTGTAAACAGGTCAAGATGCTTTGTTTCTGAGAGGGTCTTGATCAGATCAAGTTCATTACGAAGTGGCTTGTCTGGGGCAAAATACTCTTTCATAGTCAACATCAACTCTTCTTTGAGTTCCTTGTTGCCATGAACAATAGACTTAGTTAGTTCCTTGACTAAGGCTTCATAAAGAAAAGCGGTGTTTCTCTTTTTATTATGCTTAAGCTTCATTCTTGGTCTTCTCCATGTGTTCAATTAAAGTGTTGAGTTCCCACTTAGTCAAGTGTATCATATTTTCCTCGTTGAGGAAAGGGTCATTGTAAATAGTTTCCTTACCCTCAAACATGCCCTTTGAGATCTCACCAAGGCCGCCATGGCCCTTCATTCCTGGCATCTTGTAGCGGGCGTCGGTTGCGTAGTTAGTTCCGGCAACAGAGTTATAACTTCTTTCCCTTGCTCCTTGACCTCTACGGTCCCTGTTCTTCTTCACCGGGTAGTAGGCGTTGCCATTGCTTACAGAGGACGGCTTGTCCTCTCTGCGGCCTGGTGCCGCGAGGAGGACATCATCATCACCGCCGCCTTCGTCGCCGCCACCAAGGTCTCCTCCGAGGTCACCCCCAATGTCTTCACCTCCGCCAAGATCCTCGCCGCCTCCAAGGTCTTCGCCACCTCCAAGGTCTTCGCCTCCGAGTCCTTCGTCTCCTCCGAGACCTCCACCGCCACCGAAGGCGGCTGCTGTCTCTTCTTGGACCTTCTCGGCGACTGCTGCGAGCTGTGAGTCAAACTTGCGGTCGTAGAAGATCTCGCGCTGACAACGAAGGAACTCGTCGTGGGACATGTTGAACAGTTTCTCGGCAACCCAACGACGGGAGAAGAAGCCTTCTGTGGCAGCACCAGCGACGGAGAACTTCTTGTCCCAGTGTTCCAACTCTTGTAGTTCCGAGATCTTGGATGGGTTGTTGAGAGCGAGGGAGAAGCTTAAAAGATCGTCGCCTCGGTAGCCCAATGTGTAAAGGTGAACAATGCCCATCTTCTCTAGTTCTGAAACAACTGGACGCTGAAGGCGCTGGATAGTTCTTGCAAAACGAACGTCCTTCTGGGCGAGCGTTGTCTTGTCTTCGTCAGCACCCTCGGCATTGGTTAGGTAAGACGCTGGGATCTTAAGGGCAGAGAACAACTTGTCGCGGAGATACTTAACATCGTCGATGTCGCCCGTGAAAGTTCCGCCTGGAAGGGAAGCAATGTCTGTCTTGCTTTCACCTCGGACGGGGATGTAGTAGTCTTCTTCAACAGAAAGAGGGTTGTAGCGAAGGTCAACGCGACCGGTGCTTTCGTCAACAATGGTGTTCCTCTTCATAGAAGAGATGACCTTTTGCATGTATTGCTCCACCTCATTTGGCGGAATCTGCCCAACATCAACTTTAACAACACGACGCTCCGGTGAGCGGACGATGCGGTAAGCCATCATTGCATCTTCCATTAGAACAAGTTGACGGAAGATGCGACGGGCAGGCTCAAGGATGGATGTGCCATAAGGAGCATACTTGTCGTTTCCAAGGATGCGGAAGTGGGCGACCTGCCAGTTTTCAAGCGTTAGGCCGGCTGTGTTCCACTGGTATTGGACATAGTTGGGGTTTGTGTCGTCCTCGCCTTCCAAGCGCTCGACCTCGTTAGAAGGCATGCCAATAACTGACTTGATGCCAAACTTTTCGTCAATGTCAAGGTACATGAAGTAATCACCATACTTGCACATTGAGCGACACCAACCAAAGAGGTTGTGTTCTACATTTAGGATATTGTGGTAAAGTGAGTCAAGGACCGCCTTGATCTCCTCGTTGGAGCAACGGATGTTGAGCATCGGCTGAAGACCGGAGTGCGTGGTCATTTCGTCAGCGTAAATGTCAAGGGCAGAGGCGATCTCTGGGGTGTACTCCATCTGGTCAAAGTCCACATAACGCTCAACGCGATTGTGGGCGTTCATAATGCCTAATTGGAGGTTGTAGTTGTTGGCTGATTTTGCGGTCTTGAACTCCTGACCACTGGCGGAACGGAAACGGCTTTGATACTTGTCTAACTGGTACCTGCGAAGACGACGACCTGTCTGTGTCCTGCGGTTGACGAGAGGACCAGAGAAGACCCTGGTTAACGCCTTGAATAAATCAGACTGTGGGTTTCTTGTGTTTGCGTTGTTATTTCGCTTTGTTCTTCTGTTTCGTCTAGCCATTTATTTTATCCCTTGATAAGCCAAATAAAGTCTTTTTGCTGTTGCATCTCTTTCTTCGCTTTGTCGCTCCAAACACCCTGCTGATGACCAGTCATTCCTGGTATGCTTGTGTGGAGCCTCGTAGAGTTTAGCCTCATTGAGGAGACCATTGCTTTCTTATATTCTAAATCCTTTTTACTAACCGTAAGTGCCGTGTCTCTGACCCAACAACCGATCGCAAGAGCCATAACAAGGTCGTCGTGGTAAGAACGCATTGCCTCTGCTCGGTTGTTGTTCCAAATAAAAGTTTTGAATTCGTTTGCTAGTCGTGTTGAGTATGTAGTAATTAGTTTGTTTCTAATGAACTCTTCCATTTTCGCGACGATGAGAGGTCTTGTTTTGGAAGAGGTTGTGAAACCTGGAACTGAATTGTTTACAGACTCTGCTCTAACTGAATCGATGTACTCGTGCGTGCCCTTGATGGAGTAGTATATGTTAGGATAACCTCTTTGCTGCAACTTTTCAAGTATAGAAATGCCTAAACTGTTATTCTCCACCACCAGAAGGCAATTACCAAATTCTCTGCCTGTGCTATCAAGTATGGTAGCATACTCTTCCAAGTTTGGTTTTCCTTGATATTCACCTATAACCTCCATGGTTTCTAGTTTGATGACATGAAAGACAGAATAGTCTGCTCCGTCTCCACGAGCAACGTCCGCAACCATTAGGTAGGTTGCTTGTGGATCGTACTGTTCCCATAGCCAGAAGTTCCTATCAAAGCCGGTTCTGTATTTTGGCTCACAGATCTCAGAAACAATCCTTTCAAGGTCATCCGAATGGATAACTGTTTCACCAGAAGCGTTGAAGTTACACTCTAGTTCCTGTGCAATCTGTCTGCGAGACATGTTTCTTGTCTCTTTCTCAAACCACTCTTGGTCTCGATCAGGGTGAACGCTCCAAGGAAGGTTTACCGGGTGGAAGTCGTTTACATTTTGTTCTGCCTCAATATAGGTTTTGTGGAACCAGTTTCCAACACCGTTCGGGGTAGAGAGGGCGATACAGCGACCACCAGTAGATAGAGTAGGATAAAGACCTGTCCAGAGGTCTTCTAGGCCCTCTACGTGAGCGGCCTCGTCAATAACCAGGAGTGAGAGTGCCTCGGAACGTCCGGCGTCCCCAGAGGTCGATGCAGCCTTTACCTCGGAGCCGTTTGTGAGAACAAAAGATGTTCGGTTGTCGATCTTGATTTGTGCGATGCGAAGCCAAGGGGGAACATTTTGCATAATGTTCTTTACCTTCTTTACAAGGTTGGCTGCGGTTGCGAACTTTGTCGCAATAACCAAGACATTCTTGTCTCTGTGGAACAACATAAGCCAGACAATGTAGGCCGCCGTAATAGTGGAGATGCCTAACTGCCTGGCTTTTAGAATAACCGTGAAGCGATAGTCGTTGAAATCAACAAGCAGATCATCCTGAAAAGGGTAAGTCTTAAAAGAAATAAGGCCCTTTAGAGGGTGGGAAATGCGAGCGTAGTTGTTGATAAAATAAGAGGGATCCTTGCCACACTTGACAATCTCCCTCA